TTAACGACAGGCAGAACGGCTATGTAACCCGACCTGTGAATGAAGTTTTTGAATGTTCCGAGCAGAGAGCAAAGGAACTCATTGACGGCGGTTTTGCAGAAGAGGTCAAGTCTGACGCTCCCAAAAAGCCGAGAGCCAAAGCAGTTAAAACAGAAAAAACAGAAAAAGCGGATTAAGCACTTTACGAATATGTAAGGTGCTTTTTTATTGTCCGAAGACATTAAACTACGGGAGACACCGTGCAAAACTGAAACAGAGAGACACTCTATAAACTGATTACGGGAGACACCCGAAAAACTGAAAGGATATGAAAAAAATGGCAGAACCAAATCCAACACCAACCCCCAATGAACCGACACCTGCACCGCAGGGAACACCGCAGGGAAACGCTCCTGCCTTTGATTACGACAAGCTCGCAAGCCTTATTACAGGCAAACAAAGCGTGACAGAGGACACCGTGTTGAAGTCTTATTTTAAGGAGCAGGGATTGTCAGCCGATGAGATGAAAGAGGCTATCGGTGCTTTTAAAAAGCAGAAAGCCAAGAACACTCCCGACTTTGCAAAAATGCAGTCGGAAGTTGAATCTGCAAACAACGCAAAGCTTATGGCAGAAGTCAACCAGTCGGCAACCCTCGAAGCCGTAAAACAGGGCGTTGACATTGCAACCGTTCCGTATGTGCTTAAAATTGCAGACTTTTCAAAGGCTGTGACAGACGGCAAGGTCAATGCGGAAAAGCTGACAGAGGCTGTTAAAAAGGTGCTTGACGATATTCCCGCACTCAAGGGCAAACCTGCCGAGAACGGCACAGGAGTTAAGAAAATCGGCGGTGACGGCAACGGTACATCGGACGGTACAAAACCAAAGGCAAATGTTCCTACCAAAAAATGGAACAGATTTAATATTTAACCAAAGAAAGGATTGAAAAAATCATGGCAAACACAAATAACTATGCCGAGCAGTTCAGCCCTGATCTGCTCGAAATTCTTGTTCAGGGCACACTTACATCACCATTCATCACTTCAAATGTAAAGTGGGTTGGCGCAAGAACTTTCCACTTCACACAGATGAGCACATCAGGCTTTAAGAACCACAATCGCAACGGCGGTTGGAACAAAGGCAAATATACACAGACAGATGTTCCTTTCACTTGCGAGCACGACAGAGATATTGAGTTCCTTGTGGATAAGGCAGATGTTGACGAAACTAACGCAACTGCAAAGGTTGAGAATATTTCAAAGGTGTTTGAGCAGACACAGGTTGCTCCCGAAACCGATGCACTTTTCTTCTCAAAGGTTGCAGCAAAGGCTCAGGCAACAGACGGCTACCATTCTTCAACAAAGACATCGGAGTGGACTAAGGAGAACGCTTATTCAAAGCTCAAAACAATTCTCTCTGCCGGCAAACTCCGCAGATACAAGGCAAGAGGCACACTTGTTGCCTATGTGACATCTCACATTATGGACTGCCTTGAACAGTCAACGGAGTTCACTCGTAAGATTGAGCTTACACAGATTGCAGAGGGCGGTATCGGCATTGAAACAAGAGTGACCGAGATTGACGGTTGCCCTATCATCGAGGTTATTGACGATGAGCGTTTCTACGATAATTTCAACTTTAACCCCGATGACGGCGGTTTTGAGCCTGCAACAGGCGCTCACAAAATCAATGTTCTTGTTGCCTGCGGTGAAACCTGCAAGACTGTTCCGAAGATTTCAAGCATTTACTTCTTTGCTCCCGGCTCACACACAGAGGGTGACGGCTGGCTCTATCAGAACCGTTCACTTTCCGACACATTCGTATTCCCGAACGGCAAGGACGGCAAAATTGACAGCATTTATGCCGATGTTGACACAACGGCGGTTGCGTAATGTATGCTGATTACATTGAACATCAGGGCGGAGATGAAAACAGTATTATCTCTGCCGAACACATTGATGTTCTGACTTTTAACCGCATTGATTTTGAAAAACTTTCGGAAATGCAGAAGAGAATCATCGGCAGAGTGCATAGCAGACTTACTGCTTTTGAAGAAGAAAATGCCGATATGATTTCTTCCTACCTGAAAAGCTATTCAATCAACGGCACATCAATGGAATTTGGCGTAAGCTGGAACTTAATGTGTATCAGCGGAGTGGCAATTCCTGCCGACCTCTATGCGTTGCTAAAATCAACAGGACTTTGTTATCCTGCAATCTGAAAGGTGCGTGAAAACCGTGAAATTTCCGTCACTTGTAAAAAAGCAGTTCTGCAAAACTCCTGTCGAGGTCACAATCTACGGTGAGGGTGTTACCGAAGACGGAGCACCCCTGACCGTGTTTGAATGCAAAAATCTGTATCCCTCCGACAGCTTGTACCCGTCAGCAACCCTGCACGGTGGCTCTGCCTTGTGTAATATGCAGTCAAAGGCAAAGACGGTCTATACCAAAGAGCAGAAAATTGTTCAGGTGTCGGCTGTCTTGCTTTTTGACGGCGACATTGCTCCCGACAGCCCCACTTTAAGCGGTGGCTTTGTAATCCTTGACGGCGTAAAACGAAACATCGTACAGGGTACAAAACACCGCAACCCCGACGGCAAAGTTAATTTTACGGAATTGGATGTGATTTAATGGGATTTTCGGTATCATCAAAAATCAAACTCAATATGCCTGTTGTAAAACAGCTTGATAGGGCAAAGCAACAGGCTCTTGAACAGACAGGTGACGCACTTCTTACACGGGTGAAAAACAAGCAGGTAATGCCGTTTGATACAAGCATACTTCAAGACGATAGTACCGCTGTTGATTATTCACAAAGTGCAAAGGGGATAGTTAAAATTGTGTCAGATACTCCGTATGCAAGGCGGTTGTATTTTCATCCCGAGTATAATTTCAGCCGTAAGGAAAACATTGCCGCCGGCGGTAAATGGTTCTCACCGTGGCTTGAGGGCGGTACACGGCAGAATTTTTGCAGTCAAACATTCACTAAAATATATAGGAGAAATACAGGACTTTGATTTACTTATCGGACATCAGAGATTGGCTCAAAAGCGTTACCTCAGCCGAGCATTATTACATCGGCAAGCTTGACAACAAGCAGGACAGGTCCATCGGTGTGTATTCATTAAAGCAGTCGGGAACACCCACAAGGGCAATCGGCGGTGAAAGCACCTACGATACAATAAGCGTGTCTTTGCTTATCCATTACACCGACAACGCAAGAGAAACCGAGGAGTTTGCACGCAGACTTTACGAAACGCTTTACGGCATTAAAAATGTTGAAATTAAGGAACACAAAATCTATATAATCGAACTGCTCACGGAAGAACCCGTTGATGTGGGAACAGACGACAAGGGTGTGTATGAGCAGGTCATTGAAGTTAAATTTTATTACGAAAGGAAGTAATTTTATGGCAAAAGTTGAATCGGGAGTATTCCCGTGCTATGAAAATCAGTTTGCGGTTGGCAAGGCAGGAACAGAATCCGCCACGACAAATATTGCTAACTGCGAAGAATTTTCTGTTGCATTTGACAACGGTGTCGAGGAATGGACAGCCTTTGAAAACGAGGGCTGGAAGTCAAGGCTTATGACAGCAAAGTCAATCACAATTTCGGTAAAGGGCAAGCGTACAATCGGTGACGCAGGCAATGACCAGATTGCCGCCCTTGCATTTGAAAACGGCAGAAAGACAGAAGTTTCGTTTATGTGGACCTTCCCCAACGGTGCAACCGTCCTCTTTAAAAATGCAGTTGTATCCGTTACATCAAACGGTGCAGGCGCAAGCACGGGTGTTGCTCCGCTTGAATTTGAAGTTATGTCAAACGGTAAACCCGTATATACAGCAGCCGCTTAAAAAACGAAAGGAATGAACGATTATGTCAAAGTTAATTGATATTACAGACAAACTTAATTTTGAGGAAAAGCCGAGTGTCAGAGTTAAAAATGTTGACCTTGCAATCAACAATGACGCAGTTTCAATGCTCAAAGTTGCGGCACTTTTTGAGGACGGCAACGGTAAAAGTAAAGATGTTATCGAAATGTATCATCTTCTTTTTGATGAATCCGAGAGAGAAAAGATTGAAAAGTTAAAGCTGAATATGCACGATTTCAACGCCCTTATCAGCGAATCTGCCAAAATTGCAACAGGCGATTTGACTGACGAGGGGGAAGCTCAGACCCCGGCTACGACCTGATTGATGACTTTGATTTAATCGTGTCAAGCTTTCGCTCGGAGTACGGGGTCAGCATTTATTCAAAGGATTTTGCTAAAATGAGTTGGAATGAGTTCTGCTCACTTCTGCAAGGCTTAGGACCCGAAACACCGCTTGCAAGAACGGTTCAAATTCGCCTTGAAACCGACAAAGAAGTCTTGAAAAACTTTACTTCGTCACAGCATAAAATCCGCAACAAATGGCGGTCAAGGAATGTAAAGCACTGTTCAGACGAAGATATGAACACCGTTCTTGCAGAATTTCAAAACTTTTTTGCCAATCTGTAAATTTGTACATAATTTTCACTGTATCTACAAAATTCTTGACAATGTTAATATATAGTGATAAAATGTAACATACACTAACAAATTTATTAAGGAGAGTGTATGTTTATGAAATGTCCACATTGCGGAAACGAATTAAAGGACGATGCAAAATTTTGCGACAAGTGCGGTGCAGGCTTTGGCGGAAACGATTCAACCTCGGCAACCGTAAATCCTGTAAATGCGAAGAAGAAAATTTACAAGCGTTGGTATTTTTGGGTTATTATCGTTGTTGCTATTATGATTGTTGGCGGTGTAAACGGTGCAATTAACGGTAACAGCGGTTCAAACAAATCAAAGCAGGAAACTACTGTTGCAAATCAGAGTTCAGAAAAAACAACTGAAAAAGCGACAGAAGCACCGACCACAAAAGAAGTTGCAACAGAAAAGCCTACTAAAGACCCGAAGAAGGTTGAAAAAGAATTTAAAGACGGTTGCAAAACAGTCGACTTTAAAACTCTTTCAAGAAACCCTGACAAGTACAAAGGTAATGACTACAAGTTTGAAGGTCAGATTATTCAGGTTCAGGAAGGCTGGGGCGATTCGGTTGACCTGAGAATCAATATAACCAAAGAAGAAAATGAGTATCTTGATGAACCATTGTGGACTGATACAATCTACGCAACTGTAGAAATTCCTGACGGTGCGGACAAACTCCTTGAAGATGATGTAATCACATTCTGGGGAACTTGTGACGGCGACTATACATATGAAACCGTAATGGGCAACAATGTGTCACTTCCGAAAATCGACATCAAATACTACGAACTCAACAAATAAAACAAAAAGCCACTCCAAATGGGGTGGCTGTTCTTTTGCAAAAATTTTATTAGCGTACATCATAACGGTGTGCGCTGTTTTTATGCCTGTTTTTAAAAAATCTAAAATGAAAGGAAGTGGTGAATATGGCGACAAAGGCGGGTGAAATTGAGCTTGATGTCAGGCTTACGGGTGATGATATTTCCAAAACATTGCATAAGATTTCCGATTCAATTACAAAAAAGTTTGATTCGGCATTTTCAAGTCTTTCAAAAGATTTTGAAAATGTAAGCACGGATATGAAACAGTCCTTTTCAAAGGTTTCGGAGGGCGTTTCTCAGAAAACCGAGAAAGAGTTTTCAAACATCAAAGGCAGCAGTGAGCAGTTAAGCAATTCGGTTTCATCTTCGTTTAAGAAAATCGGTACAGCTGTGGTTGCCGCCTTTTCCGTTGCCAAAATCAAGGAGTTCGGTCAGCAGTGCATTGAATCGGCTGCGGAAGTCAATGCGGCAAATTCGCAGTTTGAGCAGACTTTCGGCACAATGCAGTCACAGGCAGAATCAGCCATTCAGAGCGTTGCCGATCAAAGCGGTATTCTTGAAACCCGATTACAGGGTGTCGGCACAAGCATTTATGCCTTTGCAAAAACTACGGGTATGGACAGTTCAAGTGCTTTGGGGATGATGCAGGAGGCTTTACAGGTAACAGCCGACAGTGCCGCATATTACGACCGTTCGCTTGAAGACACCGCAGAAAGCCTGAAATCGTTTCTCAAAGGCAACTTTGAAAATGATGCCGCACTCGGTTTGTCCTGTACTGAAACCACACGAAATGCGGCGGCTAATAAGCTGTATGGCAAGTCATTTATGGATTTGTCGGAATCGCAGAAACAGCTCACGCTTTTGCAAATGGTTAAGGACGCTAATCAGCTTTCGGGTGCTATGGGACAGGCAAGCCGTGAAGCAGACGGTTGGGAGAATGTAACAGGCAACCTCAGAGAAAGTTGGAAACAGCTCCTTGCCGTAGTCGGTCAGCCTATTCTTCAGGTGGCAACTCAGGTTGTAAAGCGGTTGAGTTCCGCACTTGCAACTTTAACGGAATATGCCAAAGGTGCGGTTGAATCGCTTTCAAAGGTCTTCGGCTGGGATACAGGCAACAACACCGCAAGCAATATCAAATCTGCATCCGATTCTGCCAAAAGCCTTACGGATACGGCAGATGACAGTTCAAAGTCACTTGATAATGTTCAGAAAAGTTCCGAAAAAGCAAAGAGAAGTGTTGCGGGCTTTGATAAGCTGAATGTGCTTTCAAGCTCTGACAGCTCATCTTCAAAGTCAGACACCTCCTCATCAAAAAGCTCTTCAGGCGGTTCATCAGGCGGAGCTGTTGCAAAGAATGTTGTCAAGGACACAAGCAAAAACCTTTCGGGAGCATTCAAAAATCTATACGAAAAAAGCGGATTCAAAGGCTTTGTCGAGAATGTACAGAAAGGTATTAACAAGGTTGATTGGTCAGCTATAGGCAAGAACTGCAAGACCGTTTTTGATAATGCTGTTCCCATAGTTCAAAAGGCATTCGTCACAATGCAAAAGGTCGGTTCTGCAAAACTCGGGGCAATCGGCTCTGCATTCGGAGCGGTTGCGACAATCGGCGGAAAGTCGTTTCAGACCATTTCAGGCGGTGTTGCTAAGTGGATTTCAAAAGACAGGGAAAAGATTATCGGCTTTATAGACACCATAGGCAACAATCTTACAAACGGCTATAACAATCTTTCAATCTTTTTTGATAATTTCGGTACACTTGCAGGCAATGCAATTGACAATGTTCGCCCTCAAATGGAAGAATCAATTTCCAATCTTTTAAGCGGTCTTACAACCTTTGCGGGCTCAGTCGGCGAAGTTGTTTCGGGTGCGTTTTCAACTGCAACCGAAAGCCTTGTTGAATGGACTGAAAATGACGGTGCAACAATCACAGAATTTCTCGAAAATTTACAATTGCAGTTTGCAGATGTGTTTAACTTTATCGGTCAGATTTTCGGAGATATCGGAACAATTATCAGTAATTGGTGGAACGGCAACGGACAGCAGATTTTTCAGAATATCTGCAATATGTTTACCAACATCGGCATAACCCTGATGAATGTTTACAATCAATGGATTAAGCCTGCGTGGGATTTTATCGTAGCAATCGTAAAGTCAGCTTGGGAAAACTGGCTGAAGCCTGTTTTTGAAGGTGCAATAAACTTCTTCGGCAAGGTTGCAGACTGTGTTTCAACCGTGTGGAATAACTTCCTGTCACCGTTTGTAAACTGGCTTGTCAGCTTTTGGGGACCTATATTTCAGAATGTTTTCAATGCCGTAAAAAGAGTGTTTGATAATGTGTTTACATTTATCGGTGGGTTGGTTACCTCTATACAGAAAACATTCGGCGGTCTTATTGACTTCATTACAGGTGTTTTCTCAGGCGATTGGAAAAAAGCATGGCAGGGTATCTACGACTTCTTCAAAGGTATTTGGGACGGCATTTGCGCCGTGTTTAAGTTCATTATAAACGCAATCATTGACGGCATAAATGCGTTGTGGACAGGTATTTATAACTTTGTTTCTGGCGTTGTTAATTCAATCGGCGGAATAGCCGGTATTATCGGAGCGGCTTTTGGACAGGATTGGAGCTTTTCAATGCCTGAAAATCCGCCTCTCATTCCGAGATTTGAAGAACCCACGGAATCACCGGCACGAAAATTTGCAAAAGGCGGTATTGTTAAAGCTCCGACACTTGCGGTTGTCGGCGATAACGCAGGCGCTAACAGCGGTAACCCTGAGGTTATTTCTCCTCTTAACAAGTTACAGGGTATGCTCGACAATTCGGGCGGTCAGGATACAGTGATTCTCACACAAATTCTTGACCTGCTTAAACGCATTTATGAAATGTTCATTATCTTTCGCAATAACGGCGGCAACACTTATTCATTTACTGCCGAGCTTGAGGGTTCAACGCTTTTTGAAGAAATGATAAGACAGGATGAGCTTTACAGACGCAGACACAACGGTAAATCCGCATTTGCATAAAGGGGGAAATGATATGTCAAATTATAACGGCTATTTGCTTAAATTCGGAAACAACATAATGCCGAATAAGTACATTACCGCATTTTCATCAACTCCGAATCAGCGACTTGAAACTTCTGCGGAACGAGATCAGAACGGTACGCTTCAAAGGGCAACGCTGCCAAATTACAAAACAAAAATTTCGTTTTCAACTCGCATTCTTCATCTTGACGAAAAGATTGATTTTCAGTCGATTATCAACCGCTCAATGGCGAATAAGTTACAGAGGAAGTGCAGGGTAACTTATTGGAACGATGAAACGAACAGCTATTACACCTCTTATTTTTATATTCCCGATATTGAATATACCGTAATGGATGCCGAAAAGAATGATATAACCTATCAGCCGATTACTGTTGAGCTGATTGAGTATTAAGGGGTGATTCTTAAAAATGCTTGTATCTAAAGAAATTGCTGATAAGCTGAAAACAAACACACTTTACAACACCGTTGCCCTGCATTCTCCTGACGGCAGTTTTGAGGATATAACAGGTGAAAGTATCGTGCTTGACAGCTTTTCGCTTGAAAATGAAATCGTTGAAAAAGAATTGAAATTCGGCGGTTGCATAGCCTCTGAAATGAGCGTGAAACTCATTGATTATGATTGCTCGGCTTTGATAGGAAAGACGGTACAGGTCATCATAACGGCAACATATCTTGAATCAGAGCTGTATCCGTCAGATGATTTGTACCCGTCAAATACTCTTATTTGTCCTGCCGAAACAGGAACGGTTGAATGTCCTGTTTTCTACGGTAAAATTCAGTCGGCTCAAAGAGATAAAAAACAGCGTAACATCGTCAAAATCACAGCCTATGACGCTTTTTATGATATGTCAAAGGTGGATATGTCTTTGTGGTTTGCAGGCAAAGAGAACGAGGACGGCAGCTTTGCTTATGGTTATGCGCACTATCAAAAAGACGATAATTTTAAGAGCTTTTATTCAATAATCGCAGAATTTGCCAAAGATTATGCAATTACAGGGGTTTCACCGCCGAGCTTATCTGTCTTTAGTGTACCGCTGAAATTTGATGATACCTGCGTGGAAAAGGTTATAAAGGACATTACCTTGTCAGATTTAATCCAAGCTTATGCAGAATTAACTTTGAGCTTTGCCGTTATAGATGCCGACGGAAAAATGCGTTTTAAAAGGTTGTATTCTCAATCTTCCGTTGAAACAATCGATTCGTACAAAGATTTATCCTTTGAAGATTACGAACTTGAGCCTATCCGTATGTACAGTGCTAAGTTTGCTGATAAAAAAGCGTATTTGTATGGCAACAGTAACGATTTTTCGTGGTATGTTTCCGATAACATTTTGATGAGGTGCAGAACAACAGCAAGTGATATCGGCACAAAATATAATTCTGTTAATTTTTTTGGTGATGTATATAAATACCGCCCGACAAAAATTAAGCTGTTTTCGTATTGGTGGCTTGAGGCAGGCGATAAGTACACAATTAAAACTCCGTTTGAAGATTTGCCGACAATCGAAACATTTGTGTTCAATAAGAAAATGGACGGATTTATAACTGCCCTCACGTCAAAGGGCGAAAAACGATTAGGAAAGGAAGTAAAAGAAAATGAACAAATACAATAAAATTGTCTTTGTGAACGGCTCTGCTCCGCCCCTCAATGCCGACAACCTCAACCATATGGACGAGGGGATTGAACGGGCAACAGACGGGGCAATTGCACTTGAAACCGAAATAGCCACGGCAAGAGGCGGTCAAAATTCGCTTGGAGCAAGGTTTGATACGACCGACGCAAATCTTGCAAGTAAAGCCAATAAATCGACAACGCTTGCAGGGTACGGAATTACGGACGCATATACGAAGGAAAGAACAGACCAAAAACTTGCCCAAAAGCTCAATTCAATGCCGTTCGACAGCGAACCAAAAAATAACAGCCCGTGTTACCTCACAAGCGGTACGGTTTACAATGCTCTGCTTGTGAAAGCAGATAAAACCGCCTTGGCGACTAAATACGATTCGTCAAATATCGAACTCGGCACAGCTACTCTTACTCCGTACTCTACTCAGATTGATAAAATAAAATCTGCAACTTGCCTTTATGAAAGAATTGGCGATATCGTTATTGTAAATGTCACCGTCATTATGAACGCAACATCTTTAGGCGGAACATCTACAATAGCTTTGCTCAATATGCCTTTCTCAAACAAATCGGATGTGATTGTTCATGATATCGGCATAAGCAAAAACGGCGGAATGTTCAGAGGAAGTGTAAATAAATCGGCTTGGTTGCAGTTTACTCCACTCAATAAACAGGCTTATAATTTCGTCGCTGATGAGCAGGTAAACTTTTCTTTGATTTACAAAATATAAAAATAACGGAGGTATGAAAAATGGAACTTAAAGAAAAAATCACACTGGATATGCTCACAAGGGACAGTGTTTCGGTACTCAGACAGCAGTTTTTGACCTTTAACGGTGAAGAAATGCAGGTCGGCGGAAACATCCGCAATGCATATATGAACGACGAATCCGGCAGAGAACAGCTCAAAACGGTGCTGTCTGATGAATACTATAACGCTGTCATGGCAGTTTGGGGCGACAACCCAACCGTTGACGAGCCGATAGAAAGCGAGGTGTAAACAATGAAAGAAAACATTTTACAAGCATTATTCGCCACTGTGTGCGGAGCTATTGCCGCATATCTTAACATCTTGCTTGTGCCGTTTGCGGTGATGATTGCGGTAATGATTATCGATTATATCACAGGAATGGCGCAGGCATACATCAGTCACACGCTTAACAGCCGTGTCGGTGTAACTGGTATCATCAAAAAGGTAGGCTATATCGTAGCTGTAGCGGTCGGTATTGTTGCCGACTATCTCATCAGCTCGGCACTTGTCAACTGCGGAATCGACCTGCAAATTAACTACTGTATCGGCATGATTGTTACGATTTGGTTTATCATCAACGAGTTGATTTCAATTTTAGAAAACCTCTCGGAAATTGGTATTCCATTGCCGAAATTTTTGGTATCAATCGTTAAGAGATTAAAGACAACAGTCGAAGTAAAAACAGATGAAAGCGAGGAATAATTATGGTTTTATCTAATACTGTTGACAAAATGTTAAGCGAAGATTACAAAGAAAGGTTTATCGCTGAATATCAGCAGTTATCAATCCGCCACGACGGCTTAAAGAAAATGCTTGATAACTGGGATAAAGGGAATCTGAATTTTATTCCGACTTGCCCACGCAGTACATATGACTTGCAAATTAAAGCAATGAACGATTACAGAGCCGTACTTGAAGCAAGGGCAGTTATGGAAAATATCGACTTGAAAAAATTATACGCAGAAAGCGAGGAATAATTATGAGTAATTCAAAACTTGTTAATTACACAAAATTAAGCCCAAACCACAGTGGTAAACGCACACACAGTATTGACCGCATTACTCCGCACTGTGTTGTAGGTCAGTGCTCTGTTGAAACACTCGGCAACATCTTTATGAATACAGCCTGTGAGGCAAGCTGTAACTACGGAATCGGCTATGACGGCAGAGTGTTGCTCTGTGTCGATGAGAGCAACCGCTCTTGGTGTAGTTCATCAAACGCAAATGACCAGCGTGCAGTTACAATCGAATGTGCAAGCGACACAGTAGCTCCGTACACCATGAACAGCAAGGTGTATAACAAACTCGTTGCACTTTGCGTTGACATCTGCAAGCGAAACGGCAAAACTAAACTGCTTTGGTTTGGTAATGAAAGCAAGACACTGAATTATTCGCCAAAGTCGAACGAAATGGTCTTGACTGTCCACAGGTGGTTTGCGAATAAATCTTGCCCGGGCGACTGGCTCTATAACAGGCTCGGCAATCTTGCAGACGAAGTAACCGCACAGCTCGGCGGTAAAACATCAAATAAGGAGAATGAGGAAATGATTAAATACGGCGCACACAATACAGCAACACTTGCGTTTAAGAAGCAGTTGATTACTTTATACAATATGAGAATCATCAAGACGAAAGTCGATAATTCAAACGGTTTCGGTGACGGCACTTTGAAAGCTGTAAAAGAGGCACAGAGAGCAGGTAAGATCACAGCTAATGGTATCGTTGATGAACCGACAATCAATGTGATTTATCATCTTATCAACGATTGCAATTGGGCTAAAGATAAGAAAATTGCCAACGCTAAAAAAGCACTTGGCTGATGTTAAATATTTCGCACCGTTGCAAATTTTATGTGGCGGTGCGGATATCATAAATATAGAATTGGGGTGATGAAAACGGTAAATTTATATCAAGGCGATTGTCTTGAAATATTGAAAAATTTGCCTGAAAATAGCATAGACCTGTTGCTGACAGATCCGCCTTACGGAATTGATTATCAATCAGTGTGGTGCAAAGACAAAACGAAAAGAATGTCTAAAATCTTAAATGATAAAAAGCCATTTACAGATTTTATCCCATTGATAAAGTCAAAAATTGCAAAAACAGGAGGCATACTGTGTTTTACCCGTTGGGATGTTCAGCAGATTTTCATTGATGAGTTTATTCGTAACGGTTTAAAGCCGAAAAATGTTCTTATTTGGGACAAGAAAAGTCACAGTATGGGCAATTTAAAAAAAAGCATTTGGCGGCAGATACGAGAGCATTATTTGGATACCGAACGATGATTTTAAATTCAAAAACGGACGACCGCAGGATTTAATTTCTGTTCCAAGAGTACCGCCGTGTAAGTTAATTCACCCGAATGAGAAACCTGTTGAGCTCCTTGAATTTTTGATTGAAAAAACTACTTCACAAAATGCAACCGTCCTTGACTGCTTCATGGGTTCAGGTTCAACGGGAATTGCCTGCATAAATACAAACCGCAATTTTATAGGTGTTGAGCTTGACGAAAAGTATTACAAAATTGCTGAGGAAAGAATAAATTCAGCGATTAAACAAACTGCATAAAGAAAAAAATACATAATTGCAAAAATATTCCCCTCACACTGTCATTGAAGATAGGTGAGGGGAATTTGTTATTATTTTCTGTTGCAATCCTTTCAAGTTCACGGATACAGTTTTCAAATTAAAGGTGAGGTGAGAATCAAAACTTTTTCTGCCTTGCATTTGCCTAACATTTTTAACCGTTTTTCTTGTATTTTAGCATATTTTAGCAGATAAAAGGCAAAAAAATAACCGCACTAAAAAGCTTAAAAATGGCTTTCTAATGCGGTTTTTTCTATGGTCGAGGTGACAGGACTTGAACCTGCGGCATCTTGGTCCCAAACCAAGCACTCTACCAAACTGAGCTACACCTCGAAATGTTGTTTAATAACAACAGCTTAATTATTATATACCATATTTTCGGATTTGTCAACATAATTTTCGTTTTTTATTCAAAATTAATTCAAATATTTTGAAAATCACCATAAAACAGACCGAAAATGTGGTAGAAAACAGCCGTCCCTGCATAAGAAACGGCTGTTGGTGCAGGTAACCCTGACAAGTGGCTTATTTATCGGCTTTTTATGGTGTGACAGTAAAGTTGACAGTGCATTTTCGGACAGTCATACTATTGCAATGTTATTGCTCTTCATATAGCTGTCAGCTACAGCAAGATTTTCCATACTGTATTTTTGGAAAACATCACAGTATGTATCAAGCGTAATTCTTATATCAGTATGACCGAGAAGATTTTGCAGTACCTTTGCAGGCATACCTGATTCAATACATCTTGTTGCATATGTGTGACGAAGTGAATGTAAATCAACCTTTCCGTAAACACTCTTATCAAGTATATCATACTTTTTCAGCGTGTTTGCGTATTGATAATTTACCTGATTAGTTGTGACAAGTTTATCCACACTTGAAGCAAATATAAGACCGTCTTTTTTATCTCCGATACACTGTTTTAAAAAATCAGCCATATCATCATTAAAATAGATTGTACGCATACCTGCTTTAGTCTTTGTTGAGCCGCTTATATATGTTTTGCCGTTAAGACCTCTGCTGACAGTCTTACAAATCTTTATTGTACGGTCATTAAAGTTAATATCTTTGACTTCTAAAGCGTTGATTTCTCCCATTCGCATTCCTGTGAACATTGATAAAAGCATTTGTTCAGAATAGCGTATATCCTCGCTTTTGAGAACATCTATCAGCTTTTTCTGTTCATCAACAGTCAATGCTCTTACTTTTACAAGCTCCTACTTTGACTTTGGCTTTCTGATGTTCAGCATAATGTTTTCTGTAACAATTTTCTTCCTTACAGCTTCATTGAAAACTGACTTTAAAAGCTGATATGCTTTATCCAAGTATGACTGCGAATAAGAGATTTTAGAAATGAAAAAATGCTTTATTACATCTTCCGTAATCTCACGCATTGCTAAATCATAAATAGGACTCATTGACTTTAATGTTTCATTCTTGCGGTCATATGAAGTTTGCTTAATCTCATTAAGAGAGAATTGTTCTTCAATCATTTTTTCGGCAAGCTCATAGACAGTTGTGTTATCGGGTTCGTCAAAAAATCCTGCTTTTGCCTGAATACGATATTCAAGCAACTTATTCTTAACAATGCGTTCGGTTTTACCGTAAGCCGTCTTGCGTTTTTTCTCACCGTTAATTTCAAGCGTTATCTGACCTGCAAAGCATTTTCTGCTTTTAACATAGTATACAGAACCGTCACCGTAATCAAGTTTCTTACATTTTGACTTTGGTTTTGTGCTTTTTGTGTTAATAAAAATCGTTCCTTTCCCAACCGTAAAGCACAAAAGATTTTTACTATATCAGTATTGTATAGCCTTAAATCTTTTGTGTCAATACGGTTGCTTAAATATTATGTAAATGCTTTAAATGCTCATACCCTTCTTTTCTGCGACCAGTTAAGAAAAGCATTTAGCTCAACTTTAAGATTTTTACCTACCCGTATTAAAGGGAAATCTGCTCTCAACATAATATTGCGTGCAGTAGGCAAGGAACAACCAAGTGCTTCGGCAACCTCTTTAGTACCGATGAATTTAATCTCTACACTCATATTAAGTCCTCCTTTTCATCAGGAAGGCTTTCTGCAAGTTTTAGAAACTCTTCACAAGCATAACGCCTGCCGTTTTCATCTTTTGAAGGTCTTTTAGAGCGGTAGTTATCTCCGTGAAGAGGTATTCCTAATTTACCTAAAAAGTATCGCAAGTCTTCAAAACTGTAGCCGTTATAAGATGTACCCATTTTTTGACCGTTACTCATGTCGATTATCCAATATCTCTGACACGCTCTGTACCGTAATGCCTTATAACCCAAGAACACCGGCTTTAATTCATACCCAGCTTCTCGAAACACTTACTTAATACGCCAACTGGAATAATAATCATATGTCGAGATGAAAGTTAAATCGCTAAGCTCGCTACCGCCTGTATATTCGAGAATTTCATCGGAATCATCTTCATCACACATATTCTTTTCTTCAATCATATACATCACCTTCCACTTCGCAATGAGGATACTTGATACCTTCAAAGAGGGCATATTGCAAAATCTCGTCTGCAACAACTGGGTTAATAATAAAATTATCGAAGTCATATTCTTGACGGAAAGCTATCTTATTTGCAAATGCAATATAAATACCTCTTAAAAAGCGCTCTAAATCTAAGGCATATTGCTCTCCGTTTCGGGTATAAATATGGACATCTCCACCCTCGGCAATCGGAAATAATATATCGTCAGTGCCTTTGGCATTACCCACATACCGAGTTGCTTCTACCCAATGCTGTGCGTTACCGAAAAAGGCTAAGTATAATATGTAGCTTAACGCTTTCTCTGATAACTTCAAACTTTTGTATACCACGCTATTGTAATAAAAAGAGTATACACATACTTTCACTTTGTGGCTTCTATGCCACTTTTCACTTAAATTTCCATACATAGTGAAAACTCCTTTCTGAATTATAAATATAAAAAGAATATTGAGTTAAAATATTTAAGTATTTCGGTTTCTCGGTTTTTCGGTTTTATATTTATTTGAATTAGTTAGTTTTTAGGAAATAGGTTTCTCGGTTTTAAATGTTTTACTCCATATCCTTTGAATAAAAAGTGCGTTCAAATTCTTCATCAGATACTACCTGATTATCTGTGTTACTGCTTGTGTTTATTGCCGTTAGTGTAAACGGATTGTCACTTTCGGAGATCTTATTTACAATCTCGGCAACATCAATCTTTGTAAGGTCAACACTGACAAAGCAATCTGATAAACTTTGCTGTGATAAACTAAGAAAATTCTTTTTAAGCCAAGCCCTTATCTGAGGGTTAATTTCAAGTTTTTTCTTATGGTATTTCTTGTATATTTCATACAGAATACTCCAAAATTCAGCAACAGCTTTTTCACCCCATATAAAGCTGATTTTATATATCAAAGGAAATAAACCGCTACCGTAAATGATATGCTGAATACTTTTATTCAGGCTATTATTAGCAGGACTTTCACAACGCAAAGCGTGAAAATTACTGCATTCAATTACTTTAAGCAGGTCGTTTGTGAAATCAGTAAAACAGCTGTTAAGAGGGTCATAAAATCGGTATCTGTCACATATTTTGCTTGCAATGAACTGCGATACAGAAACATCATCTGTTATATGTTCCAATTGCTCGGTTATTTGATGAGCATAGTTTCCTCTGTATGAAGCCTCAAATCTAACCCAACTGTCGCACTGCAATGCTTCATCAAGGCGAAAACCGTTGTTGCTAATTTGTTCCGATTTTTTATCATAAACCCTGAGTAGTGACTGTGCGTTTTCAGCCCTTGAACCGATATATATTGACTCAGTCATCAAATTTTTTTCAACAGAAGAAATCTTTCTTTTACTGTGTCTGTAGTTACAGTCAAGCACCTGTAAACTTTCGTCCTTTAACCTGCTGTATATGCTATGCGGTGATAAATCATAATTTTTGTAGTCAGCAGTTAAATCTATACGGCTCAGTCTGTATCTGTATAACGGACTTTCAATGTTGCTTAAAAATTTTCCGATATTTATATTCTCACCGTAGAAATCAAAATACCGCTTCTGATATACTGCCCAAGAGTGAGCAGAGAAACGAACTAATATTCCCATATGCACAAAAGTTTCGTGTAACGCTATAGTGAAGTAATATGGAGCGTTCTCAATAGTAAATGCTTGTGAATATGCCTGCGGCTTTTTATCACGCATTTCTACAACTTTACCGAGCAACAGTTCTATGTCTGCCTTATAGATAAATTCCTGTATCATTGAATAAGCTGTGTTCTGCCAGTCTGCACAAATATCATCAATCGGATAAAACAAAACTAAAGAAAATTCATCAACACCGACTGTTACTTCTTTATCCATTCATATAATCGCTCCTATAATATCGAACACATATTCGATTAAATTATATATAATCCCCTTCATTAAAGTGAGGGGATTGACTTGCCGTCAGGCGGTTCGCACCTTGACGGTGCTACCGCCCACGGCAAAGACTTACCCAGCCTTTTTAGGTGGATTAACAGGCTTAATATCGCTTGCCGAAGCACTTATGCGGTAACCCTGCGGAGTCCAATACAGCGTTAGAACTAAGTCGGTAAATGAAACGAATACTGCTTCATCTTCCTGCAAATCAAGCCTTACATCACCGAGAATTTTCACAGACAATTTTTCATAGGCACGATGCGGTAAAACTACCTCATATTTATAGCCCGAAATGTTATCTGTTCTCTTTCCGTTGTCATATTCGTATGCAGGTAAAACTGACACCAGCATTAAATCTGTGCCTACTGTTTTGTAGGCGTCAATAACTACATCTTTAATATCCATAGTTATTACCTCCCATTATTAAAAATTGTATTTACTCACAAAGAGCATTTTTTATAACCTTATCCGTAATTGACATATCTCTGATTTTAGGAATGACTATTTCAACCGTAGGTTGTCCGTCAACTCTCAAATATCCGTGACCTCTCGGCTTTGGTTCTATCAAATCGGCTTCATCAGAAAACAACATACGAGCCGATTCTTTTGAAAGTCTGCCCAAACCAAGAGCTACCCCAAAATTATCTCTTGCACCTGAAAGAAAATTAGTAGTATCACACCTTTGCATTGCAAGCAATAAAAATATGCCCACTCCTCTTCCAAGCATTAAAATTGAAGCTAACTTCTGTTTAAATTCCTCTTGTTGTTTCTTTGGAACAGAAGCTAAAAATCCACTCCATTCGTCAAATACCAAAAAACACGCCTGATTATCAAGTGTGGGATTTTCCATACGATTTTGAAGCAAATCAAAAACCGTATTTACTCCCTCTGATACATTTTGATGTTTATAATATCTTCCACATTCTTGCATAGCAATAAAATCTATGCCCTTGTAATCACAAAGATATATCAATGAATTAGATATAGCTAACTGCTTCAATATATATTTTAAAGCGTATGTTTTGCCTGAACCTGTTGAGCCACACAAAAGGATATGCGGTGTCTTTTTGCAATTCACTTTTAAGGGCAGAACAAAACCCCGAGAAAGAGCCTTGTTATCAATGCCCAAATTAAAAGATGTGTTACACTTCATCATCATAAATATCACCCATATTAATATGATTATTATTATCACGCTTAGTAGCATTTTGATAATATATTGCAGAATTCTCAGTGCAGATATATAAAATATCAATTAACAAAATGTGATTATCTTCATCATAAAACACCCTGTCTGCATATATCGAGTAGCAAAAAGCAGTCACGCTTTTATAAATTGAAGGAAGACCTAAAACTCCATATTGTTTTAACTCACTTTGAAACAAGCGACTCAGAGTGATTTTAAGTAAATCATCATCGTAATCTGGTTTCTCTAAAAGATTTATACCATAGCGGTAAAAAACACAGTCTTGTCTTACACTGTAACCAATATAATTTACCGAAGAAATGTCTTGCACAGGAATATGTAAAATATCATTTCTCTTAAGTGTTTCATAAACAAATGCTTGCAAACACGGATAAATAATTTCAGAGTTTTTTGTCAGTTGCCGAGTAGAAAATTTGTTTGCTAACAGACGAATTGAAGTTTTAATGCTTTCATTTTTCAACAAATAAACTACGGTATATGTAAGTAATGAAAGCGGTAAAACCGAAAAAACACAAAAACTTGCAATAAATAGGTTACCGAAAAAAGGGGACAACACTTCCGAAGCAATATCTTTATTAGCTTCCCAGTAAATAACAAACACAATTACTGATACAATTCCACCAATTGCGAGAGAACCAAAGAATAATTTGATATCGTCATTATTACTCTTTTTAAGCATTTACAATACCTCCATATATGCGTATCACTGATGATTAGGGCAACAGTGATACGCATTAAAATTTGTAAGCTATAGTACAAACACAGTAATGTTAGTTGTTTGTGTCTTCGCTTTTAAGCTCAGATTCGCTATGTAACAGAAAGCTTTGAATATACCCAACAGAGTATGCAAAACTCTGCACAAGACTCTCTTCCTTAAAGTTTGCACCGAAAATTTGAATAGTAATCACACTTTCATTCGGGCTAATATTAATCTCATAGTCTTTGCCTTTTGAATCAGCAGCTTCGAATGAAGCAAAATTGTAATCGTTCAACTCGAAATAGCTTTTAAGACAATTCAACATGGTCTTAAAATCGTTAATCATATCATTAAAGCTGATATGACTGTGATTAATAAAGGCGGATACCTCTACTGCTCCGTTATTCTCAATGTCTGCATTGAGATTGTAATCAAAACCATCAAAGTTTCCTGAAACCTCTTCAATATAAATATTTTTACACATTGTAAAAAACTCCTTTTTAACATAATTTTCTATTATAGAAATATTTTGTGATAATTACTGTTATAATTACTGTTATAATAAAAACACGGTGACTTATTGCGTACCATAATTTTCACCTCCAATATGTTCAGCGGTATGCAACCTGTTTGTTACCTGATGTTTTTGTAAAATCAGGTGTCAATTTTCTTTTGACAATTACATTGTACGTAAGCAACTTTTTTTTTGCAAAAGTAGTTGTTTCTAATACTACTTTTGACAAATTTTAAAAAAGCGGAAAGTAACCTGTTTGTTACCTGATGTTTTTGTAAAATCAGGTGTCAATGTTCTTTTGACAATTACATTGTACATAAGCAACTTTTTTTGTGCAAAAGTAGTTGTTTCTAATACTACTTTTGACAAATTTAAAAAAAGCGGTATGCAACCTGTTTGTTACCTGATGTTTTTGTAAAATCAGGTGTCAATTTTCTTTTGACAATTACATTGTACGTAAGCAACTTTTTTTTTGCAAAAGTAGTTGTTTCTAATACTACTTTTGACAAGATTTTTAAGAAAGAGGTTAATTATGGAAAAAAATAATCTTGAAATGTGTATATCCTGCCCGATTGCACACATTTTTATATCTGAATACAGAAAGATTAAAAATTACACTAAAGAGGGAAAAAAAACAATAAGTAAAAACGATAAAAAAGAATATAAAATAAAAATTGAAATTTCTGTAAAAAAACTATCACAATTGCTAGGCATAAAATTAAAAAATATGTCCAGTATAATTGCCTACATTATGAAAAGGAAATCTGAATTTGAAATGGGAACTACAACGAATATTCTTTCAAAAATGTGTTGTATAAATTGTATTACTTCTATTATTGATTGCTTTGATACAATATCTGAAAATAGTGAATCACTGGTAAAGGATTTACTGCTCTTTGATAAAGATGATATTAAATTATTCGTCAAACTTGAAGAATTTTTAAAAAAGAATAATATCGTCCCCAAAAATCCATTAACAAAAGATGAAAGAAGTTGGTCAGATGATTTTATGAATCTTATATATGAAAACGAAGATGTTGCTGAAGATACGTATTACAAATTTTCTGATTTGATAGATGATTATGTTACGCCACGCTCTAACATATCAAAATACGACTGTTGTGATGAAGTATATAAAGGTAATTCATTGTTGAGCGATAAATCAATTGATGAATTTACGAATTGCATAGATAGATTAAATGAACCATTTAAGGAAGAGTTACAAAAGCAAACAAAAATGAATAGAATTAATGGGATATTGAATCATAAATCAAATATCTTAAAATCTGTCATGTGCAGATATTTAGAAAAGGCTGAAAAAAATCAAAAGAAAACACTTGATCTCTTAATGAAAAAGCAAGGGATAACAGATACAGATATTGCTAAAATATTATATAAAGCCCCTAATAAAAAGTCGGAAATAGAAAATTGGCATAAAATAAAAGATAATTCAACAGAGTTACCCCCAAAGGCAAAATTGCATTTACAGGAACTATTAAATATATTATTAGTGTCAGAAGATGTATTAAGATGTGGAACAGGTAAAATATACGGAAATTGGAAAAATGCAATTAATGAAAATAAAAATGAAAAATTCAAAGACGCATTATTAACCTCTGACGATATGAAAGAAATTGAAAAAACTAAAATTTCATCACATAAAAGACCGTCGTTAAAAACTAAAGAGCGTATATACGATAGAATAAGAACATTTATAAATCCATCTGAAAATGATTTAAATAAGATGATTTCTGAAAATCCTGAATTTTTTTGTGAAGAGGACTTTTGCGTATTTACCCATGAAAAAGACGGAGAAGAATATTTTGATTATGAGTTAATGTACGAAAATCTGATTCACCCAGAAGATTTTGACACGCTTCTTTCCGTCCTTGAAGAATTGCAAGCAGAGAAAAACAGCTGATTATAACGAAACCGCAGGGAATTTTATATTTTCTGCGGTTTATTTTTATAAGGTTCGCTATGGCTATTTTGCCATAGCGTTATTTTTTTGTCCGATTTTTGCCGATATTCACGCTCACAAGCCTTAACTGTTTTCTATATTCAAATCGTCACCGTAGGCTTTAATTTCACATTTTGCTCCGCTTATTTTATAAGTAAAGAATTGCCCTACGGCGTATCGTAAACTTGCTTCTTGACTTATGAAATTTCGCTACGCTTTTAATGCTCATAAAGCCCATACGATGACGATTTAAACGAATATAAAAAAATCAGAAAGGAGTGAAAATACAGCGTGAATATCTAAATCGGACTTATTAAAAGCCCACCAATTCAGAATTACCGAATATAAATTTTAATTGAAATCAACTTTCAAAGGAGAAACCATTATGAAATACTTTACAAAATGCAAAACAGCCGAAGACCTCAAAAAAGAATACCGAAAATTAGCTAAACAACTTCACCCCGATTTAGGCGGTGATACAGAAGAATTTAAGGTAATGCAAAATGAATATGAAATTATGTGGGAACGCCTGAAAAATATACATACAAATTCAGAGGGCGAAACCTACAACAAAGAAACAACGGAAACACCGCAGGAATTTATAAATATAATCAATGTGCTTACAAAACTGATTGATATTGAAGTTGAAATTTGCGGTACTTGGATTTGGGTATCAGGAAATACCAAAGCACACAAAGAAATGTTGAAAGAATTAAAATTCCGATACGCTCATAAAAAACAGGCTTGGTATTACCACACAGAGCCGTACCGCAAGAGAAGCAAACGAGAATTAACGCTTGATGAAATCCGTGATATGTTCGGTTCTGAAAAGTATAATCAAAGCGAAAACAAAACTCCAACATTACACAGTTGACAAAAAAGGGGAACAGCTGAAAAGTTGTTCCCCCTAAAATTGAAATTACTTCAAATTTTACAGTTTCATTCATATAATTTTTGAAATTTATTTTACAAAAATATTGAATTTTCACATATTGTATGCTAAAATAAAAGTGCCAAACAAATTTAATTATAATGCTTACGCAAGTGTGTATTTTTATTTAGGTAAAAATGCAGGCTCTATTTCAGCATACTTGTAGTAAGCGTTGAATTTGTTTGGCGACAAAAGGGCTATGTGTTTTTCGGGTGCGTAGCTTGTCTATGTACCCTTTTTTTATGAAAAATAAAAAGTTTTAATAAAATTTAATTTTTTCTTGCAAAAAATGAACCTTTTCGACATTTCAATTGTCTAATATATAGAGCTTACGACATAAGCCCTTTGTCGCCAAGAATATATGATGAGAGGAAATGATATTTTATTAAAACACAAAAACGGTGTTCAAACGGTTCAATCTACGATTTAAGCAGTAAGGATTGATTTTTTGAAAGAAAAATTGAAAAAATAAAAATTTTTTTAAAAAATTTCTCGAAAAAATGAACCTTTTGAGTATTTCAATTGTCTAATATATAGGAACGCAAAAAAATTATAAAGGAGGAAATATTATGAAAACAATCAAAGAGCTTGTATTGAGTGCGAAAAACGGCAATAAAAAAGCATTTGATAAGCTGTATGAGCTTACAAGCAATGAAGTATGGTTCACTTGCGTTTCTTTGCTCAAAGACGAAGAAAACGCAAAAGATATAATGCAGGAAACCTACATCACCGCATTCTTAAAACTTGATACACTCAAAGATG